CTTTATTATCATCTATATGGTTATCAAAATGATGGCCCATCCCGTATTTTAAAATTTGCCAGTTCTCTCCAGTAGCGTATGGCTGGATCCCAAACTCCGCGGCATAATCAACAGCAGTTGGAAGAACATTCTTGTTTAAAAACTCGTGAAGGTCTAGCGCAATCCCTCCATTTTTTTTAAGGTCTGGAACCCTATCAAAAGCTGGTAGACCTATGGTCTCCACTTCTCTAATGCTGGTAGTAATTACATGTTCAATGTGAGCTTCGTCCCCCACAGAACGAATGTGTCCTGGAACCCACTGAAGATTTTTAATTTCAACTAATCCCTCTACATCAGAAATAAAAGACTGGGGATCTTCCATAACATCGTAATATGCAATGATTCCAGGGG